GGGGCTATTTCCTTATCGTCAGCCCATTGGAGTGCGACCGTGTAAAATGCCGTTGGATAATTAGCTTTGAGCCATGCACCAGCATAAGCGGTCAGTGCATAGGCTGCGGCGTGGCTGCGATTCAGTGAATACTTTCCAGCCATTTCTATCTTATGCCAAATCGTTTCGGCTTCATAATCGGGGCAACCGTTTGATATAGCTCCATTAATAAAGTCAATTTTCAGACTTTCCATCAAATCGGCTTTCTTTTTACCAATCGCTTTTCGCAAAAAGTCAGTCTTTCCTAAATCAAAGCCAGCCAGAGAGTGCGCCACGGACATGAACTGTTCCTGATAGACCATAATCCCATAAGTGTTCTTCGTTGCTTCATAAGTACCAAAATCATATACAGGAGCAACCTCACCGTGTTTATAGCGGATATAATCGTCAGTGGCCCCAATATCAAGGGTGGCAGGTCGGAATAAAGCATTAATGGCAATCAAGTCCTCTATATTATCCGGCTGCACATCCTGAATGAACCGGGTAATCCCCGGAGATGCGAACTGGAAGATGTTCTGTGTATAGCCTTTAGTGAGCAGGCTATATGTTTTCTCATCCTTCAGTTCGTTTTGCGTGATGCTCTCTATCGTGTAATCTTTACCATAGGTTTCATTTACAATATGGATTATCGCACCCAGTTTCGCTAATTCCTTTGTTGCCAGCACATCTTCTTTCAGAAGCCCGATGTCATCTACACTATATCCGTCAAATTCGGACACCAACAGATCGTCCATTTTCCGGATAGGAAGAAAGTCGAAACACTCTGCCGGTTCTCCGTCTTTCTCTTCCGGTGTCACAATAATAGCCGAAGCGTGAATAGATGTAGAGCGGGGCTGTCCCATGATGGTACGAATGTCTTCGATCACTTCCGGGTAATCATGGATAAACTTATTAACCTTTTTGTTAGTTGCTGCCAGCATGAATAAATCGGTCCAGTCCTGCTGTTCGTCACTAAAAATGGCCGTAATGTAATTTACTATATTCACAGGCACTCTATATACACGTGCCACATCTTTCAACACTGCTTTTAATTTCAAACTTGAAAATGTCCCGGCAGAAAAGACACACTGTTTCCCGCCGACATTATAGCGTTCCTCCAGATATTCTTTGATTTCCTGTCTGCGGTCAGAAGCATAATCGACATCAATATCAGGGAGAGCCGAATGCCCTCCCTGTTCAAGCCCTTTGCCAACGAAGCAATCAATGACCGTCATTGCCTGCTTCGCTTTTCTGGAAGTAACCTCTGATATTAACATGTACCAATTTCGTTTAGAGTCCAGATTAAATCCCGGTTGTCAAGAAGAATATCGTCACCGGATTGCAGTTGGTCGGCGTACACCTTCATCAGCACCCCGCTACGTTTAATTGTAAATTCGGCATCCTTGTGAAAGTGGCAGATGTGACCGTTCAGATTGATTTCGATATATGTGTCGCCCGGATTAATCTGAATATCCTCACCAATAATTGAGATTTCGTCAATCCAGTTCAGTCCGCAACGCTCAGGCACAAGAAAACGGGAGAAAATCAAATCATACTGTAGCGGGTCAATAGAAATGATCCCCAACAGATAAGACACCAATGAACCACCGGCAGAACCGCGTCCGATACCTATTGTAATATTTCTACGTCGTGCCTCTTGTATCATATCCCATTGTATCAAAAAATAGTCCACGTTATTTGTAGATTCTATGATGTAGATTTCTTCTGCCAGTCTTTCCTGGTAACGGGCATGTTCCCAAACCGGTATTTTGGCAACCAACCCTTCAGCCAATAACTGTAGGAACATTCTATGCCGGGTTCCATATTCCGCCATTTCATCCGGTCGCATGATATACTGGGGCATATACATTTTCCCCGTTTCAAAATGGGCCACGGCCTTCTCTGCAATCTCCACCGTATGACGGCACATACGTCTGAATAAGGCTTCCACGTTCCATTTCGTTTCATCGAATATGGCCCGGAACATGGCATACAGTTCGTCCGTATCCTTAAAATACTGCTCGTCACTCTGTTCATGGGCGGCTCCGGACGCAATCTTGTTCAGTATGATTTTATTGCGGGCATCGTCTTTGTCCAGATAGTAGTTGTCGCAAATCAATATGGGCTCAATAAGGAAGCTGTCTGCTTCGGGGACATAGAAGTTATTGAAAAAGAACTGTGCGGCTTTCAACACTTCAACGTCGATGCGTTCCGCTTTGTATTCCGTTACGTCGAACTGGTAGTACACTTTGTCGAATGCCTTTTCCAATAATGCGACAAGGTGCGGATTCTGCTGCATCCAGCAGGCACCCAGCTTGCCGATCACCAATACGTTTCCTTCGGCATGACTGAGCAGGCCGGGGAGAGTGATGGCATGCGTATCACTGTCAACCATGATTTCTTTTTGTATCCGGAGCAGGTTCCTGAGTCCTTTCATGGATTGGCAGTACACTTTCATATCGACCTTATCTTCCAGATGCTCCAAAGTGAGCGAATAGCCGAAAATATGCCGGATACCGGCTTTGGCACATTCTTTCTGTAGGTTCAGCGTTGCGGCCATTGTGTTACTGTCACAGATACCTATAGCCTTTTGACTGAGGTATTGCGCTTTCCGTACCCACAGGGCGAGATCACCCGAACCGTTCAATAGTTCGTAGGGGGTATGAATGCCCAGGTTGACAAATTCAACATTCATCCGGGGTGTCTGACGTTGCCCCACATATTTGAGAATGTTGAAACGGAAATTCTCGCGGAGGTCATAGTAGTAATAGTTGCGTCCGAACTTGAATGCCACATAACAGATGCCTTCTTCAATCAGCACTTCCGGGCTTTCCATCAGGTTGAATTGCAGGTTTCCTTCCTGCCCCTTAAAAATGGACTGCACACCGGAAAGGTCTGCCAGGAACATACTGCCGAACCCTTCGATTTCGACCACTTCACTATCTACTTGCTTAAAAGATATTTTGTTGGCATTTAGCCAGTTTCTTAATTCTTCCATTTATTTTTCTTGTACTTTTGTTAGTTTATACTGGAGCGGCGTTTTCAGCCGCTCTTTAAAAATGTGATATATCTCGCTAAAACTCAGGTCTTCCCAGTCTTTTGAAGAGTCCGGTATGTCCGCGACAAATACATCAAAATAGGGATTCAGAAGGTCTGCCGCTTTCCGGATAGCTTCCACCGCATCGCCGTCATATCCTACGACAACCGTCCGGACACCTTTGCTTTGCAGTTTATAGATTTGTATCCTTGAAATCTTCTTCCCGAACGTAGCGACTATGGCAATCCGGGGATTGTCGTACAAGTCCAGCTTACGGGTCAGGGCGATAACATCAAAAATACCTTCCACCAGCACGACCGTATCCGTTTCGTCCTCAATGACGGCATCGTAATTATACAGGAGCTTTACAAAATCATTCTCTGTTGAATTGCGGAAGCGCATAATCCGGTAGCCGCCTTTTCGTTTCACCCGGCTGTTATGCCGGTCTATTTCGTCTTTCGATAATGTGTGGCGTGCTACATAACCAACTGTGTCCCCTGCATCCATAATCGGAAAAATGACATACGGGTCATAGCGGAAATTCAGCCGTCCGGTAGTGCCGACCGGGAAATATTCGTAGTCATCATATACAAAGCCCCTGGCTTTTAAATACGGATGTGAGAACGTGCGTTTGTAGAAGTCCGGTAACTCTACGATGTCGAGCGAATCGTCTATCTCTTCCTCTTTGTCAAGGGGAAATAACAGTGTACTCTCCAGCTTGGCATCCAGATCGGCGGTGGGTGCAACAAACAGATCGGAACGTCCGATTTCAGCAAGCAGTTGTTCCAAAGTATAAGTGGAACGTCCACAACTGAAACAATGGGACATGAACGGCTTCTTGCGCTCTGTCTCTTTGCCGATATACACGCCGAACTTCCCTTCTTTCCCGCAAAAGGGGCATCGGGAAATAAGGTTCTTCCCGGCTCCGTCCGGCTTGGCACCGATTTCCCGACCGATTTCCCTTATCAGATAATCCCTGTCTGCTTTTGTTAGTGCCATGTCCCTGCCTATCTTCTTAAATTCAATGTGCGTGCAACATCCAGAAAGACTTCGTTGTCATAGTCCGTGGCGATGCGGTACGTATTTCCTTTTTTGAAAAAGCGGGCCTTGGCAATGTGCAGGCGCATCATGTCCTCTTTTCGTTCTGCTGATGACTGGTTCAGGGAGATAAGATGTGTGCACGGACGTGCAAGTCCTTTCGCTTCGCTGCAATTGTACTCTGTGAGCACGTTCTTCTCGTCATCCAACCACTCCCTGTTTTCGATGGTTGCCTGATAGGTGACTATCATCCATACCTTTTCATCGGCGGCAAGGTCTTTGAGGTCATTTGCCACGGCAATACGCTTGCTGCGTTCGTGCTCTGCATTCCACATCTTCCGGCTTGCATCCGTGAGCAGGTCCATAGAGTCAATAATAACTATATCGGGCGAACGGTTATTGAGTTTCCTGTACTCTGCAATGCCATTCTTGATATCCAGTGTGGATACTCTGGAATTAAAGCGGGGGAATGACCTTACAGTAATACTCCCAGCATAACCGGTCACCATCTTTTCAAAGTGTTTCATTTCCACATCGGAGATTTTGCCACGCTCAAAACAGTAGGCGTTCTTGCTAATCAGACCTCCGCTGTAAGCGTCGAGAGCTTCTTCTTCCGACCCTTCCAACTGGAAATGGAGTACGTGCAAGGCAGAGTCCACATTTGCCCGGATACCGATATATTTGGCAATGTGAGACTTTCCCACACCTGTACTGGCAAGAAAGCAGGTCAGTTGCCCCCGCAGATTACGACCGCCGTTGAGCTCGTCAATATCCGGGATGTAAAAACGGGTGACTTGCGGCAAAATAGAGTTCCGGTCATCCAGAACTTTTTGCCTGTTTTGGGCGAACCGCATGGAAAAGGTCCTGGCAACGTCTACAAAAGCAGAGGATTTTAATGTGAAGCCGGATAACCATTCGGCATACGCCTTCAGCATGTCCTGTGCTTCGTCCTGCCTGCTTTCGTTATAGAGTTTGCCGACTTCGGAATAGACACCCTGCAACCGCACTCCTTTTATATAGCTCTCCAACACGTCAACCATCACGTCCGGGTTATTCCCGTTATCGAACTCCTGAAATGTGTTAATCAGTTCGATGGCATCATAATCTCCCGTAAAGCTCTGTAAAAGTACCGGGTATGATGGCGGTGTCTTATAGGTCTTATAATGGTTTGCAAGCACTTGCTGTACTTTCTGGAATATCCTGTCCGGCAGGTACTCCTTGTGCATGTGTTCCGTCAGGATACCGCATACATAGTCATTCCTGATGGCGGTGGCATACAGTTCGTACAAAAATTCAACACTCAGCGCATTTATCTTTTGTTTCATTCTTCCTTCCTAAATTCGAGACGTATCCGGTAAAGTTCCGGGTAACGGCTGCGGGTACGTTCCTTACATAAATCGGCTTTCAGGCAATTACGGCAGGCGGGAGAGAAAGGGGTCCATAACAGGGTCGATACGGCACAGATATAATATCCGACTTCACTTGACAACATCCGCATCTTGGTTACATCTTCGTAATCCGGATAAACAAACTTGTGTAGCGGGTGCTTTTCCCTGTTTTCAATCAGTGAAAGAAGCATGGGGCGTGACAAGTCACACTCCCGAAGCCATTTGTCCTCGTAATACTTCTTTGCTTTACCTGTTTCCTTGAACCTCTCCAACGCCTTTTTGCCAAACGAATGGGTAATGTTCCATTTGCCTGTCACATAACCTTTATCGTATCGGCTTGCCGCATATACCTGGCATACACAGTAATCTACCATCCGTTCCAGACTCAATCCTGCCGTATATTCGGTTTCGAGTGAGTCCAGGCAGGATGAAACAGTCTTTGTTGCAACCCCGCCTTTCGGGAAGGAAAAGCGGGGTGAAAGCTGTTTTATTAGTACCGTAAACACCCGGATAGTGCATTTAATCTGTTCTGCTCTCTCCATCACGGGTAACCAGTTTACGCATTTGTTGTTTGGCAAGGAAAAGCCTGCTCTTTACAGTCTCGATGTTGCGGGTTTTCAGGTTCCCGTTGCGATACGAGATTTCTACGATTTCATGCAGTTTGTATCCTGCCTGCTGCAACAGCAACGCTTCACGGTAGATCGGTTTTATCTGGTCCAGGGCTTTGAGTATGTCGTCATTGTAGAACCGGCCATAATTTTCCATATTCATACAATTGACTCCTTCTTCACCGTCATCAGGAATGATATCGCCGATTTCCTGAATGTCTATGTCGTCCGACCTGTTGTGGTTCATCCGGCGCAGGTTCATATCGGCAATCAACCGTTTGGTCACGATGTGGAGCCATGTCTGGATGGACCGGGCAGGGTCATACGTTTCGATATATTTGAAAAAGTTGGTAAGAACCTCACTGTAATTGTCCGCTATATCCTCTTGCGAGTATGAATAGTGAATACATAATTTGTAAATTAGATTTTTGTGGGGCAAAACGTAGAGGTTAAATAACTCGGTTCTGCGCCCGGCAGAGTCTTCTTCTATGGAAGATGCCTTTGGGTAGGTGTCCACATTATACAGATTTTAATTATGGGAAAAACTATTATGTAATCTGTCAGCTAATGCGTCAATTAATGGAAAGAAATTAGTAGAAAGTACTGCTCTATATGATACGATACTTGCGTATGTAATAATGGAACAGGTGGCAGGCATCCGCAGCATTGTCGTCAACAGGCGTATATCTGTACTTGTCTATACAAGCCTGTATCATGTCCTGTTTGTTGGCTTTGCCGTTGCCAGTCGCCCATTTCTTTAATTTGGCAACATTGATAAACTCCGGTTCCGGCAGGTTGAATTCATCACAAATTTCGAGCAAAATCCCCCGGAATTCGGACAGTTTTCGCATATCGCAGAAAAAGTTGTTGACGTTGATGTCTTCTGCCACAATTCGGAGAATACCATAGTCTTTAATAAAGGACAATAGGGTGTCCCGGAAGTCTTTGTGTTGCTTGTTATCATTGCGCTTCTTTGATTCCGTGAAGTTCCATGTCCCGGATTCATGTACGGAGTAATACCCGGTGTGGGTGGCAATATCCAGCGCAAGCACATGTTCTTTACCGATTGGAATAGTGTCATTGTTTTTGATTTGATTCATAGGTTTATTTTAGATTCTCCATTTTCTTTTGTCACTACCAGTTTGTGCGGATACCCTTCTGCTACGTTCCCATGACTGACAACAAGTGCCGTGATGCCCAAATGGTTCAAGGCTGCAAACATGGATGAAAGTCCGTTCTCGTCCACCGCCTCCAATATTTCGTCCAAAACCAAAAGGTCTAACCCCTTATCCAGTTCACAATTAGCGTTAACCAACTTCTGCATGGCAAGTATGGTTGCTAAATTGGTTCTCGCACATTCGCCTGCGCTTAGTTTTCCAAATGAACCGCAATCCATGCCGTCACGCAGGATGGAAATAGAAATTTTCTCGCGCACTTTCCCTGTTTTAAGCACCGTATAGCCAGAAAATTTGAGCCGGAGGTCACTGCCTATATTCTTCAGAAATTCATTTGTAATCGTACCCAGTGCATTAATCTTAGTGTTTGCCAGATAGGTTTTGAACTGTGCAAAATACTGTTCCTGCTCGTCAAGCCTTTGTATACGTTTTTCAATATCCGACTTACGGGTAACAGCGTCTGAGGATTTTTTACGATATGTCTTCAGGGACGCTTTCAGGGAACCGGTCAGTTCTGACACAGATGCTTCGTTCAATTCCTGAATAGTCTCCTCCAGCGTTTCGATTGAACTCTCAGCGGATTTGGTTTCATCCTGTAGAGACTTCATTTGCCGCTCTTTTTCCCTGCAAGTAGAATCTATCAAATCGAATGCTTCATCAAATACCCGCTTGCATATTCCTTGAAGGACAGTCCATAAAGAAGAAATAGAGGCTTTTACTGCATTTTGGTTGGAACGTATCTCTTCCAATTCATTTGAAGCGGTACGAATTTGCCGAGCCGCTTGCTCCAGTTTGTCGTTCCAGACACTGTTTTCAGCAGACAAAGAGCGTTTATCCGTGCGGATTTGCCGTTCTTCCTTTTCGATGTCACTTATTTTCTTCTCGCAACCGGCAATCCGGGAAGTAACAGCCTCAAAAGCCGCATTCTTTTCTTTCAGATCGGCAGTACCCTCGGTAACATCAAAGGTTTTGTCCGAAACAAGAAATTCATAGCCACATTCAGGACAGGTAATTGTGCCTGCCAGCCGGGTGGTCAGTTCCTCTATTGCTGTAGAAAGAGTATGACGTTCTCCTTTGAGTTGTACGATATCCCGGTTCATCCGGTCAATCTGTTCGTCCAGTGTTTTCAGTTTTTCATCGTAACCGCCCACTTTGGGGGTATAGTTATCCGAGAAAGCCCGGTAATCCGCTTTCAGGCGGTCATGTGCCGTTGTCAGGGTCTGCACTTTATTTTCTGATACAGAAAGTGCTTTGCCCCATTTTTCTTGTTCGGTTTCCAGGGCTTTCAGTTCGGTGTGTTTGTCACCGACTACTTTCTCCCAGTCCGTCAGTTCAATAGATAGTGGTGAGAGAATAGCATGTATTTTAGAAAGATAGACTTCAAGAGAATGGTCTTCGTTTTCAAGTTCCTGAATATCACAGTCTGCCGTTTCCAGTTTCCCTAAAACACAGTCCATCGCTTCCGTTTCTTTCCTTTTCTCACGTATCAGCGCATGTTTTTCGCCGATAGTCCGGCGGATGGATGCAATTTTTTCGGTCTTTGTACGTGCTTTCTCCGCCCGGTTGTTTTCTTCTGCGGCTATCTGTTCGGCCAGCATCTCTATCCGACCGTCAATACCGGCTATTTCCAGTTCGGCTTCCCGGAGTTCTGACGCTGCAGGTGCTTTGTCCTCTGCCAGTTTCTCCATTGCCTGATCGACCAGAATACCGTTACTGAAACGGTTGATTATTTCTTTTTTCTCCCGGTCGGGTGAAGAAAGGAAGTCCTGAAACTTGAATTTTGACAATAGGAAGTTATTGAATAATTCGTCCTTGCTGATACCTAACTTTTCGAGAATATACTTGTTATACGCATCTACGGAAGGTTGTATCGCTTCATCCGTATCTATGGGCTTGCCATCACGTTCGATGGAACAAGTTACAATAGAAGCTCCTTTACGGAATAGCTGGCGTTCGATATTGAAAACTTCAGTGCTGCTGTCATTTATAAACTGTAGCTGTATCCAACATTCGTCCGCCTTGTCATTGATAATTTCTTCATTTTTGACCTTGCGCAACGGACTGCCCGTGAGCCCGACCGCAATACATTCTATTAATGCTGATTTGCCGGAGCCATTGCTTTGCTGGCTTTCATTGTCCCGGTTATCCCCGAAAACCAATGTGGTAACTCCTTGTTGAAGGAAATAATCCAACTCACGGAAAGCACATAAGTTTTCTGCGACAATTCTATGTAATTTCCACATGGTTATTCGATTTTAGACAGGTAACTTAATCCCAGTTCAACATCTTCAATCTTTTTCTCGTCACAGAAAGCCTCGTAGGTTTCTTTGATCTGATGATTGTCGAACTTCTCAAAAAGACCGGAACCCGCCACTTCGGTTATTTCCGGGTCCTCTGTTACAATCTCCACTTTGCTGGCACCTGCCTGCAATAGTTTTTCTTTGTCAATGCCTGATGCTTTGGCAGAGGAAGTATGTACACGAACCTTTACCCGGTAACGTCCGTCTTCTTTGATTTCTTCCAGTTTGTCGGAAAGATGGATGCCTGTTTTTTCAACCTGAACGTCCATTACCAGATAACGGGTGTTGGCCCGGTTCTTGATAAAGTCGTAACGACCGTCTGGATAGATAACGGTGTAACCCTTTTCCTCGTCCTCGCCAAAGTTCATCTGCCGCGACGAACCGATATATTCGACATTGGTTCCGTCAATGATGCAGCGATTATGGTAATGCCCGACAAAGACCTTATCAAAAATCCTGAAGATATTGGGAGAGAGTTCTTTTTCGTTCGGTTGGGCCAACGCTCCGTTTATC